ATGAGCAATAAGCGGGATACCACGGCAGTTTCCCCCGAGCATGCCCGGTTCCTGTCGTCCGTGAAAAAGGCCGACAGGCGTGTAACGTTCTTCAGATACTTCATACTCATAGCGGCGCTCATACTATGGGAGCTGTCGGCAAGAATGGGCTGGATAGACCCGTTTATAATGAGCTCGCCGTCACAGGTAATGAGTACCGTAGCCCGGCTGTACAACGGCAACGAGCTGTTCCACCATATAGGCATAACTCTTTATGAGACTGTAGTAGGCTTCATCCTGGGCACAATACTGGGCACGCTTATCGCCATTCTCCTCTGGTGGAGCAAAAGTCTCGCCAGAATACTTGATCCATACCTCGTGGTGCTCAACGCACTGCCAAAGATAGCCTTGGGGCCTATACTCATAGTGTGGTTCGGCGCAGGGGTAAAGAGCATAATCATAATATCCCATCAACGTCTTTTCCAGTAATTTAAGCATTTTTATAATCGAGATGTAGGAATACTCAAGGAATAAACCATTTCTAAGCCCAATAAATCGCTGTTAATTACGTCTTAATTCGAGCTCTTCCTGTACTCGGCCGTGCTTATACCAAGTATGGTACCGAGGAAGGTTATTACCGCCATAACGGTCTTTACTATTTCCTCGCTATAAGGAAGACCCCACTGAGTAGCCAGAGCAAAATACAGCGTAGACAGTGCGGGAAGGACTACCATAGTTACCCACTTCAGAACATCGTACACCTTGTCGTTAAGCTTGAAAAACTGCATAATATTACCTCCTTATTCATGCGCTTTTTTGTTCAAGTGTTTTTCTATTTCATTAATGGCCTCAGTTACGGGGCCATTGCAACCTTGTTCTTTTAATCCTTTTAAACAAGCCAAGAGAGCATAGGTATGTAACCGTTGCTCCTTCTTTTGTTCGATGATTTCATTTTGAATTGCCGTAATATCAACGTCCTGCTTCTCCTGCTTCATATACCATTGGTGACCTTTGTTCAAGTAATGTGCTATTACTCCCATAGCAGTTAGAAGAGAAGCAAACGTGATAATCGTTTGTGCATCCAGATACATTAAATATCTTTCCCTTCTTTTAATTGTTAAGTTGCTTGGATAACAATGTTTTTATCTCGACAAGCTCAGCTTCGAGTGTTTTAAGCCGTTCATGTGTCTTCCCGACGATAAGCTCCAGGATGAGTATGCCTGGTCACAAAGTATTACTTTGTATTTTTTAGAGATTCCTCCAGTTGTTTTATGCGTGTATCTTGCATTTGTACAATTTTGATAAGCGGGGCCCATAATTGCTCGTAGTGCATGCTGTCAACCTCGCCCTTTTTCATGCCTATCATTTCGGGGTAAAGCTTATATACCTCTTCCGCGATGAGGCCGTGTTGTAAGGCTTCTTCCTCGTCGTCCTTATACACAAATGTCACCGGGTTAAGTTTTAGGATTTTCTGCGCCTCTTTCTCCGTGACGCTGGTTATGTCTTTTTTGTATTTTCGAGACGAGCCGTGATAGACAAATCTCTGTGTGCCGGTCCCCCAATATACCGTCTCGCCGCCGGAAGAGCTGGGGAGGTTAGCATAAAATGTCCCCACTGCATGGACGTTGCCGCCAGTGCTGATATCACCGTCTGAGCCCATACTTCCATCTACGTCAAGATCTCCCGTAACGTATAGATGCCCTGGGTCAATGGCGACATTCCCATTTATACCGAGACCGCCGTAGCCATCGAGTGTCACATTGCCCAATTTTAGTTCGCCGCCGCCCTCATCGGAGTACAGTGTGCAGTTTCCGCCCTGTAATCTGTCACCGAATATTGTAAATCCTGCGATTTCGGCATTATTGTACCCAGAAGCAAGCATGGCTTTAATCTTTGTGACTTGAGTAGGTGACAGTCCTTTAGAATTACGAGGTGTTGCACGTTGCCTTAATTGATCGATATCGGTGTATTTAAGAATCTGGCTGAGGATGTTATCCGAAACAGCTCCAGCTTGTATGGCTTCCCATTGTTTATCTGAAATAGTTATAGGCGTTCTCTGTGCACCGACTTTAATACGAGCTGATGTTAAAGCTTGCTGGCTTGCTTTTTTAATTTCTGCCTTAGTCATATCGGGGTTCTGCCGTTTTTTCGCATTAACCGCAGTGTTGGCGATAATCTGGGCCTGACGTTCGCGTGGGGCGTTCTTAAGGGCTATGTTGAGGGATGATACCAGGGAGTCTACTTCCCCTTTATACGTTTCCTTAGCCGAGGGGGATACTTTTATACGTCCAGTATTCATCATCTCTTTACGGGCCTCATTGGCTAGCATCTTCATGTTGTTTGCATAGGTAGCATATGCCTCCTCTTCCGGAGTGCCAGATGAAAGTTCTCTAGCGTCCTTGGCTTCTGCCATTCTCGTACTAGTTTGGGTTCTAATTCGAGTCTTTCCTTTAGAATCGACATAAGTTTCGTTTGCTTCCTTGTAAGATTGCTCGCCAGTTTCCTTATTGATTATCGGACTTCCTTTTCTTTTTGGCACCTGCACTTGAGATTTGGCTCGAGAAATTAATGTCGCGGCTCCCTCATGGTATCTACCAGTTTCAGGGTCAACAGTGCCCTGATAATATTTATGTAAAGCCGCAATACCATTATCTTTTTCACTCTGTTTGTAATCCAGTTCATGCTTAGTGGCGTCTATGATTACCATACTATGCCGAACAGCTCTTTCAATCTCACTTCGAGGAGCACCCATTAAAGTCATATCCGTAATTAGATTTGAAATTACGCCCATTTCAATCTGCTTCTGGTTTTCACTAAGAACGCGCATCCCTTCACGTTTAGGGTATTCCATTTTAGGATCGAAATTTTTAAGTCCGTCCAAATACGGAGTGGATTTAATCTTAGTCTTACCTCCAGTTGGTATAACCATTACGGTATCGCCATCAAAGTCTGCGCCAGACAACCGCTCAGCAACTTTACTATTAATACCAACCGCATCTATTGCATTACCGAGAACTCGTTTAGCTTCCGGTTGTTTATTGTTTACTGTGAGGATAGGTATCTCAAAAGTTCCGCCATGAGGATAGCGAATTAATGCAATTGTTTCACCATTCTTATAATTCGGGGCATAAACCTCATCATCCTTCATAGAAGTAATTGGAAGGATAACTTGGTATTTTTGACGAGGTAGAGCGGCTGCTTGAAGATGCACAGCAGCAGCATCAGCATCATCGGCGAAAGATTTTAAAAGAGCCCGCTTCACGGTAGGATTAGTAAGTTCTAAAATTTGTTCAAATTCAAGACGCTTGTCCGCGGTTGCCAAATTAAGCTGCTTATTAATCAAAGACAAATTTTGTTTCGATAAAAACTGAGATGATAGATGATCACTCCATTCACCCCAGTCGCCTTCATCTGCACGTTTATTAATCAGTGACAATGATTGTCTTTTTCCGCTTACCTCATCTACAAATTTACCATTAGGGTCATCATAAAAACTTTGACCCCCATGTTCTTTTATCAAAGATCCAAATGGATTTTCGGGGTCATCCTTAATTTTCTTAAGGACTTCCATTTTAGGGGTAGTTTTACTTTTATTAGTATTGAATAGAACATCTACTCCATCTGGTAAATCATCTGAATATACGGCCATACCCTTAAGATAACGATTATTATCTACTAATATTCGAACCTGAGCATAATGAGCCTCTCCTAATGATAAATCGTCAACTCCACGACGAATTTCAATAACTCCGTCTTTCTCTTTTCCGCCGTCTTCCGCATATCGAATAGCTAATCGACTCGAATCCATGCTTGCCGGATAGTAAAAAGACTTCTTAAAAGTTTCTCCGCCATCATACGTCACATAATCTCTAAGAGAATGAATGTTCTCAAAATTATATGTATCGCTATATTTAGTACCAGGAGGGCAGAGCACTTTAATATTGGTCTGCTTCCCTTTATTCGTTACCTGAGGAACGCCGACACCGTATATCTCATAACCTTCACGCTCCAAAATATAGAGTGCCTCTTCAAACTTCTCTCGAGAAATGTCTCCTAGCTCTTTCTCAACGCCAGCTCCAACGTCGATCATACCTTTTTCATCTACTTTACTCTTAAGAAATTCCGCAGTTCTCCGAGCAGCGTTCATTCTTGCTTCTGAATGCTCATTGAGTAATGAACGAATAGATGAGTCATTGTTATAACCCATAATTTCTGCAATTTCATTCAGACTCTTTCCATCTTCTCGTAAAGATTTAGCACGGTCTACCTCCAAACGGCGACGTTCTTCTTTAGCCAAAGACTTCTGAACACGAAACTCAGTTGTTGTAAGGCCTATTGCTCTTGCAATTTCGGTATCGTTCATGCCTTGACTCTTTAATTCATCGACACGACTAAGAAAATCTCCACTATGCTGATACGGGTTTTCTCCCGAACCCCAGGGATAGCGTCCAGAACGGCGCTTAATTCCATAATGCATCAAAATATCTTCCGTTACGCTGTTCATTGTTAGCTCTCCTGTTCTTTGATCTTATTGATGATTTTATCGAAAACTATAATTTTATCCATAATGGGAAGGATGATGTCCGCCCCAGGATTATCTATCAAAATATCATCAAACTGATACAAGCGTGTTTCTATATCGATTTCGCCAGGTTTGGTTTTATACTCCAAACAGAAAAGAGCGGCATAAATATAAAGCTGCTCCATATGAGCAGGAACAAGTCCGCTTTTAAAATCGTGAATTCTAAGAACATTCTTCCGAAAGGAAATGGTATCAGCTGTACCAAAGCAATTTTCTGAATAATATAAAATTTGCTCCGGTTCCATTCGATAGCCTATCCCATCATTGACATACATGTTTAGAGTCTTCTTAGATTTAGGGAGTTTTTGTCCAAGCCTTATACATTGGGCTGCAAACTCATGCAATTCTGTTCCGCGTTGCGCAGCCAAGAAATTACTATAAGAGGTTGCAATTTTATCCGATGAATAATTAATCCAGTGATATTTACTCGCACCTAGAAAAGCGTGTTGGCCTATCAGATTCAAATGCTTGTTGAAGTTCATTTAACACCTCTTCTTTGTTTTCTGGATATATAAATCTGGAAAAAGACATTCCATCCATCTTATCAACATAATAATCTTGATTAGGTTGGTGTGTAGCATCTTTGCAACGTTTACATTCTAGCGACGCCCAGCGATCTTTATAAAGAATTAATAGATCCGGAATGCCTTGCTTTTGATCCATTTTAAAAACCATAGCATCTGGGTATAACTCTTCAATATCTTTTTTCAGACGATCTTGAAAACCGCTCTCCAAATCTCTTTTCCTCGGCATATACTTACCTCCAAAAAAGACAAAAAATAAAGAGAGAAGTAAATGAGTTTTACCCATTTTATTCTTCTCTCTCTATAAAAGAGCATGTTTTTTTCGCGAAGCTAAAAATATATGTTACAGGTCATCGTCTTCAAATAGTTGTAAAAATGCATCATTTTCTTTTTCTAATTTATTATACACGGTTGCTTCTTTAACACGTTTACCACATCCGGGACATTTCCACCAGCTGTCAAATATCAATCCATTTTCAGCTCCATCATAATCCATAAAGATATCACACGAACGACAAAACACAAATAATGGAACTTCATCTTCATTTCTTTTACATTCGTCGATTTCATTAATGTCGTCTAAATATAAAGGCTGAGATTTACTAAGATTACCATTTTTATAATTGAAGCGAAATCCACGCGCGTAATCCTCGTCAAAGTGTTCCATTCATTAATACTCCTTTCGGTCTGTTTATACGATCATATCACATCTTCTTTCTTTAAAAAAGCTTTATTTTTATGCTTCTGCCCATTTGCCCACTTTTTTTGGCTTATTATTATAAATATATATATTTTTTCTTCGCAATTAATAAGAGAAAAAAGTGGGTTTTTGGCCACAACACCCAAAAAACCCAGTAAATTAGGCAAAAATTGCTGGCCATTTTTAATTTTAAAAGTGGGCAATTGGCCAAAAAAAGTGGGCAAAAATCGTTTTTTATCCACAAATTGACCTTAAAAATTCTTTCAAAAATGGCCACAAAGCCCACTTTTTGACTAAATTGCCCATTTTTTAAAACCGAAAATGGGCAGAAAAATATCCTAACTATTGTTTCTGAGGTATCTAATTAATATCCAAATCAACCACAAACCGCCAGTTAGTATGACCAAAATAAAATCCAAAAGTGTCATTAAACAGCCATGCTTATTACCGTTTGACATAAAATCCTCCGTCAGCTCCAAATTTTTCCGGTCTTCAAATCTTCTAAAACTATTCTTCCGCAAACTCTAAAACCTGCAAGTTCGCATATACAAAAAATCGCTCGTAAAGTCTTTCGAAAATGAGTTGTTTCTTTTGATACTCCGTTTCTATCGATATTTTTTATTGCTGTGTATGGCACAATATCAATGTACCCTTCTGTATTTTTTGAGGAAATAGAATCGCGTCGCATTATAATCCCCTTTCAAAAATAAAAGGCCCACGCCAAAAATGCGTAAGCCTTTATCATTAGAGCCAATTTATTCAACATTAAATTCAGTAACAGCTTCTTTAATAAAATCTACACGAGCATCAATTATAACATTTTCAACTGCTCCATATTGATTTGTACACTTAGCAGCAAGCCGAATATGCCAAACACCATTACCTTCATATTCTTCTGAGGAATCTGGCGACCATCTATCATATTCGATACCATATTTATACACCATTTCCCCATATTTTTTAACAGCTCGATATGCTTGGGTTTGAGATTTTAGGTTCGAATACTCGTCATCTTCAGTTTTCTGTAAAACTTCATTGTCAGGCTCTTCGTCCTCAGCTTCCTGTAACATTTCGTTATTTGTTTCTTCATCTTTTGTAGTTTCTGGCTCTGGTTTTTCTATTTCTTCTGAATTGTCTTCAGTAGAAGGAAACGTATGATACGTAACAACAACCTCCGCACTCGGATCAAATTTTGCCAAGCTACCGAAGTTATCATCGCCATTAATACTTACTCGCTCGACAGCGCCGTCTTTAGTAATCCAACCAGTTACCAAATCTTCGATGGCGTTGACGCTTACGTTTGTAAAACCAGCAGATTCAAATAGGGCTTTCACGTCTAGATAATCTTTATCTTTGCATTCAGATGCGGATTTAGGTACACGAATTCTTCCATCATTGCTGCAACCGCTTATAGTCGCAAATATCAATATTACCAAAAGAACTATGGATATGTTACGTTTCATAAGACACCTCCGTTTACTAAATTATAGAACATTCAATTCTTGTTTTCAATAGACCTTTTAAGAAGAATATAAATTGCCTTACAAAACCACCAGAGAAGACGGGAAAGCTCACGTAAGGACAAATCGCCTTTCTCTAAACGAATCATTCCAGTCTCCATAACATCCATACATTCGACAATCTGAGTACGGCTATCAGGTCCCATCAAATATCATCCTTTTCTCTATTAATACTACGTTCCGAAACAAAACCATTAGGATACCTTGCCTGAACTTTCTCAATATTCATACGAAGTATTGTTTCTAGGTCATATCCCATAGCATATGCAGTTAGAGCAAGATACCAAGCAACATCTCCTAGCTCCCGCGCAATATGTTCACAATCGAGATTATGGTTCTGAAAGAGATGTTTTTTCAAAATATCAATGCATTCTCCAGCTTCACCATTTAACCCCATTATTCCATCTTGCAAAGTAGCTTTGGGGCTAAGTTCAACATTTCGAGTTTGCACAGCAAGTTTCTGGTATTCGTTTATAGTCATATATTCAATTCCTCAACTTTTTTATATAGTCTGCAATCGCAAATAGAACCGATAGGAGATTGCTTCATAGATTCGCACGGACATTTGGTGCTTTCATCTCGTACTATAGCACACGGACAATATTCCAAATTTCCGATTGTATTTTCGCTAAGACATTCGTACAACGTAATATGATTATCTGTGCTATCATAAGGCATAACATGCGCGTCTATAGCTATGGTATTTCTAATTGTATAGGGGATATTAGCGATTCTGCAATAAGTTTGAAATTTGATAGTTTTCACTTGTATCTATTTGTTCTCCTTTCTATAAGCCCTTATAGGGGCAATTTTCACGGCTTAGGCCATCGATATAAAGAGATTTTAACTTTTTGCGTTTCGGACAAGCTTTGACTTCTGCATCTGTTTTAACACAAAAATAGCATTCACCAAGAGGATCTTTGAGAAAGAATTCCAAATCATCCATAGGCATGGCTATCCAATTCTCAGTTCGTTTGGACGCTGACTTTGGAGCGATTGAAATATCCAGTATCTCGGTCTCTTTCTTAATACGAACAAGCTCCGACTGACTACATCCTTTGAACAAAATATCAAGAGAATCACTAAGGGCGGATGCTGCCAATTCAAATTCTTTATTGCATTCCGTGTCGTTCGTCGCGAGTCCTTTCAGTATTCCAAGCATGCCCATGACATATAGAATTGTCTCATGTTTGCGACCATTAATTCCCATCTTTTTCCTCCGCTTACTCAACCTCTTTCTTCAGAAGGCAGCCGCGATAATCCCACAATAGATTACAAATATCTATTTTATCTTCTGACATAAGATCCTCGTTCTTCATCAAAATATCACGAAGACGCTCGCAGTCTTTTACACTTTTCAAAATCTCAGATACTTTCATGTATTTTCTCCTTTCTTAAGTTTTATTATATTTCTCCAGCAGTTTCTCAATCCAGTCGTAACGCTCTTTTTGATGCTGCTCCAAGATATCATTCGCCTTCTCGAGAAGGTGCTCGCGTTCTAAGCGTTCAAGTATGGCTGTCCGTTCCGTATTTGCATATGATATATGCCAGTATTCTTCGAGTTTGATTATATGCCGTAGTTGCGCTTCAGAAAGTAAATAAAGATGATCTAAAACAACCTCACGCTCTTTGTTGCGATCCGGATGCGCATTACCGCCAAAGAGACATTGACAATGATCAAGAGGGTAACCACAAATTGGACATTTATCCATTACTTTTCTCCTTTTGAATATTAATTTACTACCATTTACAAGAGTAGTACTTGCAACTAACTGAGATTCCACTAATGAAATCATAGTGAATAACTTTCTTTGATGTGATTCCATCTGGTGTATCTTGAGTTACAGTTGCGTTTTCAACTGCTTTGAGAATATCAATGTAGTCCTGCTTGTAAATACATACTTCCCGATGAGCACAGCGAGTACATAATGTTTCTTTTACTTCCGAATTAGGCATTGGTTGTTCTCCTTGTATGTAATCATAAAGAATAGTTTTTAATGATATGTGTTATTCTTATCCAACGATTCATATTTTGCTTTTTGTCGAATATCCAGCAATCGGTTCAATTGCTCCTGATTAGGAAGATGCGATCTTTCAATCGTTAACTCGGGAATGGATCTCATTTCGGGATCGAATTCAATTGTCACCTTTAAATTTGAAATTAAATCAGATCTCCCAGCAATGTCCTCCGCCATATCGTGCATCATCTGAGCTCCGATTTTAATAGACTCGGTGAGATAGGTACGATACTGTTCACTAGTCATTACTTTCCTCCTTACCAGTAATCATCTTGGAATATTCAAGTAGACGTTCATGAGTCGCGTCGACAAACTGAATTTTTGTTGGATCAACTCTTTCAATTTGGTCATAGAATTCGACGATGCCAAATACTCGTGAATATTGACCGCCAGGATGAGAGCCGACTGTCAAACCAGGGAAAATTACATCGTAATACTGCTCCCAGCAATGGAAATATCCAAACTCTTTACCGACTTTACATAACCGGTGCTCTTTCTTAATAGTAATATTACCCAACGATGCCATTACTTTCCTCCTTACCAGTAATCAGCTCTGAATGCGGTTCCTCACATGGGTTCTCTTTGGACCATTTATAGATGATATTAACCGCCTCCTTGTCCAACTTTAAAACTGCACAATCCCCATCTTCTCTCTCAGCGGGGCAATTTCTGCAACTATTGCCAAAAGACTTACACATGCGATCCCTTTCACTAATTAATTCAAAAGCATCTATAGTCATTGTTTTTCTCCTTTCTGATAATCAGTCAATACATCAAATTTCGTGAGACAGCCTTTGCAAATATTTTCTTTAATGGGTCTATCTATAAAATTTTTCCAAACCTCAGATCTTCTATAACGTTCCAGCCAAATATAACGTTTGCATTCGAAACATAAATGCGGAATGAACGCGAATCGATTACACAAGAGAAGCATTATTTTCCTCCTTTCCCGTAATCAATTCTGAATACGGAAGTGTTTCAATCCAGTCGCAGACGGTATGCCACTCATCGAGTTTATGATTACAACGAGACTTGTACATGTTTGCCAGAACCTCATAGTTCAGCATAACCGTCCGACGCTGATTATAGCTACTCGGAAGTAGCTGAATCATCTGCCACCAAATTTCTTTATCTTTTTTGCCAAAGCATCTCATATTGCCGTTTTCATAACGTAAAATTCCACCATTCAAATAAACGTCTCTAAATACATTCAATGCGTCGACCGTTTCCTTCAATATATCCGTCGATTGCCTAATAGTTAAATGCTCATGACTAAAATCATCCAGCGTAAATTCCTTATCCGCAATCTTATGCATAGTTGAACAGGAATTGGCAACTGTACCTACCTTATAGGTATCAAACTCCTTCCACCAATATAGAGGCGCTGTAATATCAAGATAGACAACGATCATCCGCATAAATTTACGATGGTCTGTACCAGCATTGCGGAGGCGGGTCATGAGGTCGAGGTCATTAGAGCCGAGGCTCATCGTGTATCCATTATCTTCCCAACGCTCATTACAGGTATCAAAGCGTACTACACCGCCATGGAATTCAGTATCGCCTCTATCCCAAGAGTTCATCGGGTTTCTCATTCCTCTAATAGCTGCCTCAAAACCTACAACCTCGGTGTTTTCAATTTTAAGCATTATTTTCCTCCTTTCCCGTAATCAGTTCTGAATACGGAAGTGTTTCAATCCAGTCACAGAAGGTATGCCACTCATCAAGTTTATGATTGCGACGAGACTTGTACATGTTCGCAAGAACCTCATAATTCAGCATTACTGTACGTTTCTGGTTATAAGAGCTCGGTAGAAGCTGGATCATCTGCCACCAGAAAATCTTTTGCTGAGCAAGTACATGCTTTCTTTCTGCATCTGTAATATCCGTGCTTAGCTTCTCATAAGCAGTATTATACTTCTTACGGTAATAATTCAGAATATCCGCAGTACGAAGAAGCCAATCATAGGACATATTGTATTCATCACCGTCAAGCTCTTCAATGTGCTCATGGCTAAAGTCGTTTACGTCAAACTCCTTATCCGCAATCTTATGCATCGTCGAGCAGGAATTGGCCACCGTACCAACCTTATAAGTGTCAAACTCTTTCCACCAGTACAGCGGAGCAGTGATGTCAAGATAGACAACAATCATCCGCATGAATTTGCGGTGATCTGTACCCGCATTGCGGAGGCGAATCATGAGGTCGAGGTCATTGGGACCGAGAATATATTTTGTACCAATATCGATATCGTCAGCATGGCAATCGGTGTATGCACAATCTGCGCATTTAGCTGGACCATGCGTGGCACAAACGCCGCTATCGCCTCTATCCCAAGAGTTCATCGGGTTTCTCATTCCTCTACTAGCTGCCTCAAAACCTACAACCTCGGTGTTTTCAATTTTAAGCATTGTTTGCCTCCTTTTCGTTTAAAAAATATAAAAGAAGAGCCCGAGTTTCCTCAGGCCATTCTTTCACCAAACGTTGGTAGTTTGGATACCTCTTTAAGCATTATTTGTCTCCCTCATCATTTTCTTAGCGACTTTAATTTTTTGATCGTCGCTCATAGCATGTGGGCACTTAAATGCGTCCAATTCACAGAAGATGCACATAGCTCCACGTGTCAACGTCCAGCAACGATTAGCAAGTGCCATACAATCACTGGTCATGAACTTCTTAAGTGCCTCATAATCATTTTGCGAATCACGAAGATGTTCGCGAAGAAGATTTATCTCGGTTTTTAATCGCTCATTTTCTTTTGTTGCATCCGAAGCCAGTGTGTTACGTAATTCATCAAGATTCATTGTTGATCTCCTTTCGATAAGCAGGAAAAGTATTTCACTTGCTCAACATCACCACCCTGGATAGTGATTGACTGCATAAGACACTTCTTTTCTTCATCCCAGAACAGAGTATCCAGAATATGGTCAATCTCATCCTGAATATCCTTCTCTGTCATACGCATAACCTCGTAACCTTCGAGGCCAACGCTGGTGCGTAGTTTCCGCATAATCATACCCGCCCACATGCGGAACTTACGAGCTTCAAGACGTCTGCTAGCAAACAAAGCTTCGTATATACCTAATTCATTGACAGCAAGCATCCAGCGAGTTTTATTATCGCCAGGACGACGCTCAAAGTCTTCACCAATAGGGTCGTGCTCGTATCTAAGGTCCTTTGAAGGGACATCGGATGTATCGACCAAGACTCTTTCAAGCATGCTCGGTTCAAGACGCTCTGCTATTTTTGCAGTTCTCAGTTGAAGAGCATCACAAATATCTTTAAGGATAGCCCACCATTCGCCATTAATTTCGATGAAACGAATATCATGCCCACACCAGGTTTCAATTTTCATCATTTTTATTCTCCTGAAACTTAACGGACATGAATTTCTCAAACTCATTCATACATTCCGGGCATAAGTCTATTGTTGGAGTGTAAGCACCATTTACTGTGTCGCCGACAGTATTTCTTTGAATTTTTCGTATTGCATTCCATTGGGTTTTATTGCCCATCGGATAATGCTCGTACAATTTTCCGCATCTATCGCATTTCTTTGCTAGTGCCATCGCTATTCTCCTTTTTCAGATGATTATAAAGAACCTTGCATTTGCATTGGTTTGCACATTTGACGACCGTATCACCGCAAAGGTATTGCTCTCCATTTGAATAATATAAATCCGGTCTTTGATCTACATACGGCGCAAACTCCAAGCAGTCCTGACAATATTCGCATACATCAAGCTTAATCATCATTATTCTCCTTATTAATAACCGTTACCTTATATCCAAGTTCCTTCTCAATCTCGTCGAGAGTCATTTCTCGGGGAGCATATTCTGTGATAATATCAAAACAACAGCTAGGCTCCTTAATGCCTCGCTCACTTGCAAGATCGCAAACAGAATCATACAATTCCATCGAATCGTTACAATTTATATAAGGCTGTTCTAATGATATATTACAATATGGGGATAAGCTGGGGTATAATCGGTTGATAAATGGGAGACCTCTTTGTCTGAATGGTATTGCAGCTTTAGGAATGACAACCGTATGCTTACCCTTCTTATCTTCGTATGTATAAATTAGTTTAAGATACCAACACTTGTCCTCTGTAAAAGGGATAATACTCGAGAGTTCAGCATTTTCATAAGTTTTAGCTATTGGTGTGTTTTTTAACTTCATAATAAAATCAATCATTTTTAACTCCTTTTAAAATATAATAGCATCATATCAAGTTTAGTCATCATCCATGAGTAGTTCGCAATCACTAGTAGACACCCAACGAAAATTCTTGCCTTCAGACACAACAAGAAAACGATCCCTAACTGAATCCACAAAATATACCGGGGAATTATGTGAATTACCGTAATCGTCATACCAGACTACATAAATATCAGGCATTGCTATCATCCTTTCTTTTTGGGTTATAGTTGGTTGTTAATAAAAAAGTAAAAGGCCACTTTTGTGACCTCTTACTTTATTGTTTTATTCAGCCTTGATTCCTCCATGCTTATTGATAAGCTCTTCAACAATTTCGATAGGCACGTAACCATAAATGGTTTTCGTGTATGGATCGTCTTCGGCATATTCGTTAATGAGTTCATCTTCTATACTCGGAAAACCAAGCTCAACGTTTTCATAATCTTGCGCCCCATTACATCTGGGTTCGCAATAATGAAGTTCGCTGGCTTGTACCGAAATAGAATATCCATCATTACAGTATAACCTCGGTCGATTCTCTTGAATTTCCGTTCCATCAACATAATTACGTGTCGTAATTGTTTTCTTCAACCAATCTTTAATTGTCATATTGAATCAACTCCCTTCATTAAAGGGAATGCATTTTTCGCGCGACTAGGAATTAATATTTGTTAGCTCGTTAAAGTTCAATTGGTTCCTCATAAATTTCTCGAGTATTTTTGTTGGATTGGTAGCCATACCCACTATCCCATTGTCATCGGGTCCTGTGAAAGCTTGGTCAATTCTATCCTCTTCAATCTGGTCCGCATAAGCTTCATTACCAAGAAGCCATATAAAGCAAATATAAATGATCGAATCCTGACACTTTTCAAGAAGATCGTCTCGGTCGGACCAATCGGAATATTCAACCTTATCACGAAGTGCAACAAGATGCTTAGTCAAATATCCCCAACAGCACTGAGCCGGCGTACAGTTTGCGATACTTGCTCCCTCTTTAAAATTATGCAGAGGATCATCTTTTTTACCATAGAGAGCGTTTTTATTCTTTAGAACGTTTTTAGAGGAAGCATCAAGTTCGTCAATCAGTTTATTAAATATGTCACGTGTCATTATTATTTCTCCTTATAATTTACTGGTTTATGTGAGTATGTGTTGGTTGGATTCGTCAAACATTCGTTACACGGTTCTTCATCGCCTTTAAGTTCCGCGTACTTACAAGTTTTACAATATTCGTAAAAATATACTTCTTTTTCGACGTTAACTATCATTGCTCCTCCTTTATGCAGTGCGAACAAGCCCGCCGTTCTTAGGCTTCACACAAACACTTCCAAATTCAGAAAAAATATCATTGGCCAAATTATATACATACGCCATGATCGAGCAGCCATATCTAGGATCATAGTTTTTAAGATCTTCGCGATCGGTTGGCCAATCGGATTCGTACTGAGAAATATAAAGAAGCGTCAACAATTCCCCGATTTCGGTAGTAGAGGATATAGCATGATAAACCAAACAATTATACTGGTCTTCAAACTTTTTAATAAGCTCGATTTGCTTATCTGTGGGCCAATATAAAATTCCACATCCGAAGAACGAGACGTTAACTATGTCATTTTTTTCAAGATCGTTGACGGCATTTTCATGAATCTTAAGAATACGCATTCGAGCTGATGCTTCATTCTTCATTTCATTACGAGTTACTGACATGATGCACTCCTTTCAAAAATATCAATTAAGCCAAAATATCGACATTTGAATACTTTAGATCAGGCGAATTTTCTCGAAGCTCACAATAGGTTTCCCACGTAATCTCATGCCAAGATTTATTTTCCTTGTCGGTAAAGAACCTATTGATATTGAATATTTCGCCATCAGGCAACACGGCGTAGAGTATCCCTTTAGTATCAAAATCCTCATTTCCGTCCAAAGACAAGAAATCCTCAATATAAACTTTAATAGCATTCCCAGGACAATACGGCATTTTAACAGGGAAATATTCATCCATGATTTGATCGAGTAGACTGCTATGCCAAGAAGACCCGTCATTGATATCAATTCCAACAAAACGATTGACGTCAGTGTAATGCATTGATCCATCTGGTAATATCGTTTTAAAAAGACTGCTCATGCGTTTGTGTTGCCATTTGTTCTCCCAAACGGGTTTCCAGCTATCTTCAGTATCGTAAATGGGGGTCAGAGGTCTTCCTTCGATAAGGCGGTTAAGAATGTTCTTGGTGGTTTGAATATTTATTTTAGAATGTTGTACGTTCGTAAGAACTTCGAAAGCTTGAAGCGCATTTTTATAGCATGCCACCCCATACTCCCATTCGTTCTCAGATGCTGCGTCTTGCTCTCTACGGCAAGCCAACTCTACTTCGTTTTTCGCCCAATCCAGAATGCTATTTTCCATCTGATATAAATTTCCCTTCGTTAAAATTTTGCTTTTTCTTTAATGCTTTTGAAATCGCCAAATCGATTCCTGAGTAGGTTTTAAAGTGATAGTAATATAAATCCTTATAAGGCGTGTTGAGCCTATCGATTCGACCACTCGCTTGGGTCATTACCTTATAAGAATAGTTTTGAGAATAGAATATAATAGTATCCGTTTTAATACAGTTCCAGCCTTCCGCTCCTGCATTATACTGAACCAAATATATCCATTTGTCTGTATCTGGAATCGGCTGATGCTTGTGGCCATTCCATTCTGCAATTTCTACCTGATCGCCATAATGAAGGCTTTTGAGAATAGCTAGCTCATAATCATAATTGTAAAATATAATAGCTCGTGAATGACGTTCTAACAATCCAAGCAAAGCCACACATCGAGACTCATCAGAATTTACAACACGCCGTAAAGCTAAACACAATTCGCTCGCGTTTTCAATTGGTTTGTCTTCCCAAATATTCCAGCGATTTCGATAGATGCTTTTATAGCTCAAAATATCATATTGAACATAGACATCTTCATGATGCGACACGGTCTCTCGCTGAAAATCCATATTTACCAGAATCGAATTGCGCAATCGAATAAGCCGCCCAGTGTTTAAATATCTATCAATTTTAGGATAGCTACCGTTTACCCAGCGATATACAATATGATCATTTTTAAACTGAGTGCGGTTTTTGTAAAACCCATTGGCTACGAAGACCGGAATATAATCTGACCACGTATCCCCAGGTGTCGCGCTTAACAAAATCCAGTCGTTATGCTTGGCGATTTTAAGAAAGGCTTTTACCCAAGTTCCGGATCCTACTACTCGCTGCTCGTCAAATATAAAGAAGGCGTCGGATACTTCGGCGTATTTATGAATGTTATTCCAAGAATCAATAACGACCTTATTGCGATATAGATTGTCTTCCTTATTTGGCGAAAGCAAAAAAGGAATCAACTCGGCTTCCCATTCTTTAGTATCTCGTTTTCTGGCCGTGGTGATAATATAAAGGTCTTTGATACTAACGTCGTCCATTGAAACGTATTCGTCCGTACCAATTTCGCCACCTTGACAAATATAATAGTATGCCAGACCAGTTCTTGATTTACCGCTCCCAACGCCGCCACATAGAATGCAACCGTTTTTCATTCGTTTAACGGCATCAAGTTGGTAATCTCGAAGCGATATACCAGCCATATAGAACTTTACCTCCTAAATATAACTTAAGAGAAAAAGCAAAAGGGATTCGAACCCTCGTCCTCTAAGTGCTAAACTTAGTGCTCTACCACTGAGCTATTACTTTTTCTCTCATAATACGAGTTGCAAATTTCGCGTAAAACCTTAAATTACCACGCACTATCGCCGTCGTCCGAATACTTATCGGCGAACTCATCATCTGCAATCGTGACGTACATTGTCTTCAGATAAGCTTTGATGCCTTCCTTACCATTCAACTCCCAATTATAGGGCCGAATAGTCAGGTCGACATTAGCAATTTCAGCAAAGTCGAGTGTTTCTATGCTGTCCTCGTCCAAAAGAACCTTCTTACCCTTGTGAGTAATCATAACGACCTTCGGAGGTATAACCTTAAAGCTGACAGTAACCTGAATATAATTCCTGGGTTCGTCATCTTCGTCTCTGGGTCTAAGCGCTCGAACATTCCATCCATCTTCACGAAGGCGCTGCGCCATTTCTGGATCGTCTATGATAACACAGAAGTTACGATTGCCGGCTCTGTTGAACGTCGTTTCTTCTCCGGCAAAATTTCGAAATATAATGTGAGCGTTTTCAATTATAATGTTATCTACATTCTTATATGCCATGTTACTTAACTCCTTTTTTAAATATCAAATGGTGGTTTGTCATCGGGAATTGCTTTTACATATGGATCATCTGAAACAAACCATTCAAAGTCACCATAATCAAAAATAGCAGCAACAGCGTCGTTTGCCATTGTCTCGTAATAGCGATAGTCTATATCGTTTTCTTTTTTATTCGATTTGACCATTTCGGATTCCATCCATCGATAGCCTTTGGAACCGCCAGCTGCCGCATAACCCTTTTCGCCGGTTTTCTTGTTTTCGGTTTCGCGCAACAGTATTCCGCCGCCACATCCGGGTTTTATCGGACAGAATTGACCGACCTTTCCGACAAAGTGATAATTATGTCCCTTAGCAATCTCAGTGGTGAGTTCTTCAACACGTTCACATTCATCGGGCATTGGCTCATTCATGCGTTTAGGATCAGTAATCTGTTTCCACAGTTTGTCTTTTTCCGCTTCGAGCGCGCTTACATCCGGCAAGTCCTCGTTCATATCCAAATATAAAGCGGAGCTTACGGATTTTGTTTCACAAAGATTATCAAGTGTAATCTCTTCATGGGTGAATAGTTTCTTAAAGACATATGGCACTTGGAATTGAGTACCAGTGGCTGTCCATTCGCCACTATGCTTCTTACAATCCTTGAGGATGTCTTTGGCTTTGTTGACATATTCTTCTCCATATAGCTCGCAGCAATGATCGATGGTGGCGTACTTAGCAATATAAACGGCGTCATTAACGAGACACATGCGGTCGTAAGTAGCCTCATGCTCAAAGTTATATCCATATTGCCGTCCGTACTTAGTTATAAAATCGATTATTTCCGGAGTAGCATCGGGTATCTTTATCGAATCTGTTTTTATGTGTGCCACAGTGAAGCCCTTCGACTGAACAACATGCTTTAGGTTTATCATAAAGAGAGCTCCACGCTTAGCGACAATATTATCCCGATTGCGAACATCACGAAAAGGATTATCAAACGTTGCTGAAGTCAAACCATAAACAGAATTGATAGCAATTTTCAAAGCCTGAGCCAAATCCGCTGCTGCGGTCTCATCCGTTAAGTATTTAGCCAAAGCTCCGTCCAGCATTTTCTTCGCTTTGTCGAAATCCTTATGCTTGATGGCTATACGAGCGTCGAGAATTTCTTTGAATCGTTTGGTATAAACCGGTCCGAAAAGCTCTTCTGCGACTATACTGCTCGGATGCATTGAGGCAATATCCAGCAACGCAATATTTCCGTACATACCTGGTTCGGAATATACGTAACCACCTTCGCCAACTTCCTCTCCTCGATAAGTGGAAATACCATTGTCGTAGACATATCCAGGAAATACAGGTTTTAAATTCTCATCGAAAAGTGTGTATTCATCACCGAAACTATCGAATATACATCCATCAGGAGAAACAGTCACAGGAGAAGTTTCCTTTGTAACCAAGCCCATATCCCGATATTCAAATTGATCCTGAGGTTTACGATTAGTGCCAAATATAATTCTTGTGGTAAGTGAGTTGGTTGTGTCATTAACAGACATACCAGCCACATCCGCCAAGACTTTTCGAGCTATGAAATCCGCTTGACGGTTATCGAATACCGCTTCAGTTGCTATAACGTCATTGTCACAATATTCAGCAACTTTGGTCCACATCTCTTTCGGGACAGGTTGATCCCAAGGCAAACCAAGTTCTTGATGATGTATTCCGAGTTCGATTTCCCACTTTTTAAGCGATTGCTTTTTAGAACAGAAATCGTAGACGTCGGTATACGATACATTATAAGCCTCACCAAAAAACGCATCCCGATTTCCGGTTATTATTTTTTGCGACAAAGAATATAATTGCTCGTTTGTATAACCCATAAGTCGAGCATATAATATATGATTGTCGTAACGTCGGCAATTGAATCCGACAAGATTGAAGCGCATTAGATCTTCAATTTCAATAGGCGTTGGGTTGATCATACGTACAACCGGTTTTCCATCACCCTGAAATTTCCAATTGACTAAAAATAGATTTGGGAAAACTTCAACATCATAAAAAACAAGCCGAACATCTTCACTTTTCGAGGGCTTAGAAATATCATCCGATTTGAACCGCATCTTTTTAACCAATTTGACGCAGTATTCCGCTTGGTTCGTACTGCTCATAGCAAAATTGAGTATCGAATTGCGCATATCGGAAATATCATATTGCAAGCCATTAGAATAAGCATCCTCAAGCCCTTTATATATGAAGTCGATACTCGGTTTGGTGTTGGCATGATATTCCTTGTTCAGATTTCGTTTAATAAATGTTCTTAATGCCTTCTCGTTCTTAATGCCCTCAAAATTTACCATCTTATTTTCTCCTTTCATTGGTAAACCTGAGCTTATTTGTGCTATAGGTAGATTATTGCATTTAGTCAGTTTACGTCTAAGAGAGCTTTTACCCGTAAAGACTTTGACCTCGATATGATCGTCATAGAATCGGCTAAGTTTCTTGGAATCACCGGTATAAATATAATGCAAGTGAATACCCTTGCCGCTTTTACTCAATTCCGCATATGTTGCCGGCCATTTGCTTGCAGCAACCAGATTAGCTTCGAATGATTTTTCTCCACTTTCATCTGGGATGTCAAAGTCAATTACGATATAATTTTCAGGAAGCTTTACATAATGTACCTTGTCCGTTGAAATATCTTTAAGCGTCGTAGTCACATCATCCCAAGGTTTGCTTGGAGTTTCCTTAGATGTGGCATATTGTGCCAGACAATCCGAACATACCTCATCAAAAATAGACTTTTGGGATTTAAAATCAATAGTTGAAATATCAGGCTCGCATTTGGTAGTAAGTTTGACGTCTTCAAACTTGTCTGTCCGGAAACCCGAATAATAACTACGAGATCGCGTACCATCGTCCATTGTAAAACGTTCCTTATAGTCTCGGAAATAATTCTTAAGCTCTTCCTTAAACACTCTTTGACTTAACGGATAAGTTACCTTAGCTTCATCGCAATAAGTGTTATACATTTTCCAAGCGGCTTTTAGCGTGGTACCATCTTCGTTCTTAAAAACGTAATAAGAGTCTAAAATATAATTGTAGAAATCATTAGATGCTCCCAGCATTGCCAGTGGTATGTAAGTATCATATGCTCCTGGGTTCTCTTTATAAACTTCCAGACAATGATATGCTATACCGCCCAGCTCAAATTTAATGCGGTCTACAGTAGTCTTATACTCTTTGCTACTAAGCTTATTGCCAGTTGGGGACACATCAATCAGACGTCGAATAAGACCTGATTTTGCATCTGTAATTTTTACAGGTTTATTCGTACCCATGAATAGTAAACATTTAAAGCGATTGGCGTAGGTAGATTTGAATTTCTCATTAACCGTCATAAGCTCATGTGAAACCAAGCTGTTAAGTCGTGTGTTGTCTTCAATTCTAGACAAATCACCGTCGTGTTGAATAGCCACTAACGGATTAGACTTAAATGCTTCCAGAGCAAATGAGTTACTTGACGAACCAAGAGCTTTCGCATCAAAAACCGAATAATAGCCTTCGAATAACTGCTGAATAATATTTAGAACGGTCGATTTACCCGTTCCGGCAGCACCATAAAGAACTAAAAATTTTTGAAGTTTCTTACTATCTCCAGATACGATTGAACCAATAGCCCATTCTATTTTATGTCGTTCTTCGTCCGAATAAAGAGTAGACATTAACTTGTCATACGCGGAAATATCACCCGATTCGAGAGGATAGTTAAGCTTTTTACTCGCGTAATCAGTCTTTTTCAATTCGGTATTTGAGAATATCAACTCTTCATCCAACATACGATAGTTGTCCCGCATTTGCTTTTGACAATATTTATGCCACGAATCTATCATTCCAGATTCGGCATCCCACATATGAAGGACCTTTAGGTTTGAATCAAACTTTTGCCGATTTTCCTCGGCATATCTATCCAGTTCGCGATCTATGAGTTGCAGTGCGTCCTGCTCCTCGGTGGACCATAAACCGCGTTCCTCAATCCAGATGGCATAAAAATCGCCACCGCGAATCATAAGATCGGAGCTTTTACAGACAATAAACTTCGGATAGATTTCGATTACTCCACGCTTTGTACTACGTGTTGAAATCATTAAGAAGTCCATCATTCATGTTATCCTCCTCTCTTATTTGAAATATAATTATTAATCGTCTCTAAGCTCCAATTTAATGGACTATCAAATGTAAATATCAATTCCTCTTTATTAGGAAGTTCGATTATTATAGCATTCGGTCCTTTCGGAAACCACTGACTGATTAGGTTCGAAAATTGAGGAAACCTAGCGATTAACTGGTCAAATATCATTTGTTGAGTCATGGCCACCTCAATTGTTTAAATCTGTTAAATACCAGCATAGCTGATACCATATTTCGGTTGATCGCATGTCACGATGTTTTCGATTCGTTTTAAATAAACCACCCTCGCCGTTTGGAGCATATTCTCGTTCAAGAAAACGAGTTATAACATAGTCTATATAATCCGCATCAAAATTCCTATCATCCATCGAAATCAAGCCGAGATTTTCTATCATACTCCAGAACCATTGGCCTGTTCTATCTCCAATATCTGGATCGTCCATGATTTGTTCTTCACAACGAAAAGCCAGTGCGACCATCATTTCAAGGACTGATACATTATTATCATCCAGGTGTTCCTTTATGAGTGCGTGCGAATAACCGCATTCATATCCGAATCTATATCGAAGATCTATCCCATCTTGGGCCCGATTCCTATCTCTTGGCAAAATATAATAGAAATCCTTCTCAAAAAGTGCCATCAAAAGCTTACGATAGGATAGATTCTTCATATAGTATTTGTCATGGACGAGCTGATACATCCAGTCAAAATATTCGTTGCACAGCTCATCGTCTATCATCTATACTAATTCACCTCCGTTGTATCATGATAAAGCCTCCGAGACAAAAGAATCTCGTATTCGCACTTGTAATTTTCATTACGAATATGCAGTGCGTCATCCTCGTACTCACCCATATGGTTTAGATTTTCCAAACCTACCACGTCATCAACATTTTCGACGATATGATCATCTTCGTCGGTCAAAACGCCATCAATATAATAGTTCAAATTGACTATGGTGTACTCGTCATCTATGGCGAAATCATCGGGTGAAATAATATAAGGAGGTTGATATGATGGATCGTTTAGTATTACCGGATCCGAAGATTCCTCATTATCTTTCTGTGCTACTGTATCGACCACTGTTCCACTATCTTTAACGAGTTTAACAAGGTTCTTGGGATCAGTATAGTCGATATAACCATGCTTCGTCAGTTTTGCAGCGTATGCTATCAAATCGGGCTTTTCGTTAGGTTCCGTAGTACCATTTGAATCAACGGTTACTTCTTCCGACTCTTTCTTTTTACGATAATGCTCCCTTACCTCGTTTATCTCTTCCTGTGTTTGACGTATGTACTTCTCTTTAAGCAGCCGCCAAGTCACGAATGACCCTACTGCCACACCGCCTATAAATATCATTGCTTTGTACATTTTTTCTCCTCTGTACGGATCGTCATAATGGTTAAAGCCAAGCCACCAAATAGCATTGCGATGCTCAATAGCATCCCTCCACAAATGTGGCGTTTCCTCTCAGTATCCAAAATATCATCAATCTGGACAATTATTCCATTAATCAGATCCATAGTCTTACTTCCTATCTTTACCAATAAGGACTGCTATGCCTGTTGCAAAGCAAAAAACAGACATGCTGGCTAAAACATAAGATAAAATGACTTGTCCGGTATTCATATTACTACCTCCTTGTTTTAGTGTTTTGGATTGATTTTGTCCCACATTACTCCATCAACGTTAAAGTCAAGAAGAATGGCGGGTTCGATACCATTTACAAAATCTCTAGATATTGCCCTATAAAGATTGTAAATACCGAAAGAAACATGACAATCCGCGTTTGGGTCTTCCGGATCATAAATCCAACCAACTACTTGACCTATACTGCATTTAGGAATTCCAAGGCTCTCGTAAACATCGTTCAAGAAAAGATAGCCGTCTGCACGAAGCCTCTGATTAGCATAGTTTTCCTGAGCACGGAGGAACATCAAATTATAATCCGGATTCCTCTCCCAATTCGGATTAGTTTCGTCAAAGAAGCGAGCGTATACACTGTTCTTTTCATTTTCTACGACCGGAACTATAGTCTTGGTTTTCTTTGTTTTTCCGTTTTCGTCTACAACGGTCTCTTCTATTTTCTGAGCCTTAATACCATATTTCAATTCGCGATCTACAGTTTCGCCATAACGTTCGGTAAGACGTTCACGATAGCCCTTAAAACTCTTATCGAGTGCCGCATATGCAGTCGCGATTGCAATATTACGCTTACGAAGAATATTGTTCGACGTCAGAATCCCAGTTATTGACAGACTGCCAAGAAGAACCGCCGGGCCATACAGCTTGGCAAATTTCAATGCTGTCTGAGCGTAAACTATTGTGAGATCCTTTTTCATATCGCTCTCGGTATACTCATCAGCATACTTCTCATCTTTGGCTACCGTATGTATTTTTTCAACATCCTCTTTATGCTGCTCCAAAATATCATTCACCTTGGTGGTTGCCTTGCAGGCCATTACAGCGCTTACAACGGTGCCTATAACTCCAGCCACTACAAGAATCTCGGGGCTATACTGACGCAACTGAAAGCCGGTCTTCTTAACAAAACTAGCTGCTTTAGTACTAATGTTACTCATTCTTTTCTCCTTCTTACTCTAATGGAATTGCTTTGGGCATTCTTAAAATATAACCATCACGGGTACGCTCGATATATGCTTGACGAATATCAGTCCAACCGTATTTATTATCGGTATAGCGTCCTGTAATACCTACCAATTCATTAAGATCAGCTATGCTAACCGATGGATAGCGATTTAGCAGATCGTCTAATGTCGACAATACTTCGTCGGCGTCTCCACGGTCTTCAAATTTAAAGTCATCAAAGACGTATCGTGACGCACTACGAACGTAATTAGGTTCCCTGCGATCATTCGGTCTATCGTAATAGCTGCTATATGAAACCTGCGATGCTCGTCTATTATTCGTTTTTCTATTTCTTGACGTCTCGCCGTAAAGCATCATGTTTACGCTATCCGATATGACAGCTTTAAACGCCGGAAGTAATACTTCGGTCCAAATATAAGATTTGACAGTATGCAAATCTTCTTTTACAAATGTCTCAGCGAATTTTTGAATATCGTTTTTCTTCTTTACACTGACATTGCCAGTTACGATACGCCCCAAGTTTTTTTCTGATTCTGTTTTCGTTCTCTCCTTATACTTATCAGAATTCGGTTTCAAATCATTTAATATATCCACAGTCGTGTTGTTTTCGGCCATGCGATTACTCCTATCTGCTAATAAAAAAAGTAAAGGTGCCTTGTTACAGACACCTATACTTTTGGGTTACATCAATTACTTGATCTTCTCTTCCCAATCATTGAACTCTTCGAATTCATCCTCCTTAGATTCTACATAAACGGCCTCTTTAGAAGCTTTCTTTGCTTCGTGCTTCGCCTTAAGCTTAGCCCAGAGCGGTTTGATGGCATACTTATATGCTGCTACGCCTACAAGTGCTGCCCCAGCAACCACCCCAGCTATCTTAAGGGTCTTACTTCCTCCGCAAGTTGCAACCTCTTCAGTGACATCCATGATGTCCTCTGCGTTTGTCATGATCTCATTAGTTTCCATAATTGTTCTCCTTTCAGATTATAATAAGTTAATGTTTCCTTCATAATAGAAAATGTAATTTTCGCGTACTAACGGCAATATTTATACGTAGGAGATATATTATAATCTACCGCTATGCACGGAGTGCCATCTTCGGACAGATGAGCGCTAAACCTAAAATTGATAAGGCCGTCCGCAATATTCCAACCCAAGTCATCTCCAATTTTTATGGATGGCAGCCCTATTTCGTAGTAAAACTCATTAAGCGATATGTACATTTCATTAACGAGGCGCTTATTTACCTCGTTTTGCACATGCTTGAGTTTTTCGATATCTGATTTGAAATATCTTGATGAAATGGTATCAAAGCAAACCGTATCGCCCTTAGCGGTTATGATTACTTCGTTAGTTTTCATCGGGTTTTCTTTAATATGATCCTCCGCTATAGCGTCACGAATAATCTCATTCTTCTTTTCTCCGACGATTTCAACCACCTTTTTTTCATAGTTGTTAAGAGCAGCCTCGGTTATGCTCCATGCCGCAGTCAATGCTGCTCTACGCTTAGTATTTTCAGAACTCGCTCCGATTAGACAGGCAACAGACATCCCACTAGTTATTACCGATGGTAAATAAGAACGCCAGGTGGCTTTGACTGTTTCAATCGGAGTCAATTCATCTTGATGAAGTTCCTGCTTAGATGCTTCAATTAAACGCAATGCCTCTGGTGTGGCTCTAACGGCCAATATCGTAGATGTAAGCATTCCGGTAATACCAATACCTGTTAAAATTTCAGGATAATAGGTATTTAAAACGGTTTTGGCTTTATACATAAACGCCGCCATTTTAGATGTGCTCATTTCATACTCCTTTTTAATGATAACGCTTTTCTTAATAATAGAATATAAATCTCCTCTGCCATTTCATAAGCATAGGAAAACACCACGCTTCTTGCTCCATCATTCATACTATAAAATTCATACATCTCTTCCTTAAATTGTTTAACTATTTGAACCGGATCGTCCGTACTACTTTCAAGCCTTTTAATTATCTCGCTTGCTGCACAAGATGAATAAGCCACTTCTTGCAGATAGTAATGAGGCCATCCGACTTTCGGTTTGGGAATAGTTTTCGAACAATAGCCATGAATGAAATTAATAGCCTGATCATTTGTCATATCGGTACTCCAAATAAATAAGAGTCCGTGTTCCGGACCCTTACTGTTTGTTAGCGAGCGCTTTAGCAATCTTATCTTCGATTACTCCGTCTAGCTTCTTGTCATTAATACGGTCGATGGCAAAAGTTACTGCCATTCCGATTATGCTAAGAGCTATATTCAAGATTTTAATCGTTTTGATGTTCATAAGCTTTTAGCCTCCTTTCATAATATAAAATGTTTATTTCGCGTAAAAACAAAAAGATAAGAGTCTAGATTCAGACTCCTACCTTCTCGATTCGTGCTATCGAGTGAACCTTCTTCGCGCATCGATCACGTTTTCAGCTACACTATCAAACGAATTCAAGTTCGTAGAGCTCTCAATTCTTCTTTTCTCGTACTTTCTCCCAAAAAAGAATCCTATGATGCCCATTAATCCAAATCCGCCAATAGTAAAAGCTTTTCTATGACGCTTCACAAATGATTTAAGTTTACTCATTTTAACACCTACCTTTCATAAAAGGAATTGTAAATGGTGCGTGAATTATTCCATATCGAGATAATCAGCTGTCGGAGGAAACGGAAAGTGAATATAAATGCACTCTAACCCATCATCCAACGTCACCAATTCGTGATCGAAGTCAATCCATGAATAACCATAATAACATTCGCCAGCTTCAACCGACCATCCGACAGTCTCTCCAAATAAAGTATTTGCGAGATGAAGATCCAAGAACGCATATAGCTCATTCAGGTTTGCATAGCCTCTAAGCTGGTAATTCCGATTGAAGTGATACTCGGCCAGCAATACCTCTTCTTTGGTACGAGTGAAGAATTCCCCATAATACTCTTCGAAAAACAGGAATTTTGATACCTACAATTCTTTAACACCTAACTGGTATTATAAAGTGTTACGATAAAATCCGCAATGCCTTGATTTTACTACAGTTTTGGCAAGTGAGCTTTCCCTTAGACTTTCCCTTATGTTATATCCTTTTCCCTTGTGTTACGACACCTCATAAGGGCAAAAACAAGGGAAGCAAAATCCGGTAACAGCTAATAACATTATATAAATCACATAATCGGCTGGAACTGGTCAAGATGCTTCTACAACTGAAACAGATAAGAGAAAGGACTTTGCAATATGAATATCGTTCATGCAGAATATAATAAATATCACAACATCATAGACATCAATTATTACAATGGCTACATACTTCGGATTGACTGTGGCAAGGCAGAAGATGGATTGATTACTACTCCTAACTCTCAACGAATGTTGGATGCACTGGCGATTGACAATCCACTAGAATATGCCCGTTTGTATCTTGATTCAGAAATGCAAGATTGGGTGAATGCGATGAATATGGAATGGTATAGCACTTGATAAAAGAACATAAAAATGAGAAGAAATCTGTCAAAAGTATTTCTATAAAATACGATATTTCTTTAGCCCTTCCATAAATAATGAAATAGAGCCGATAACTCACAATCGAAATAACGAGTGATTCATCGGCTCTATATTTTATGGTTATGGATATCATGAGTATCGCTTTATATGCAATTGCTATTTTGTTAATTCCCAATATTTATGACCCATAAAGAAGATTGTTAATTCGTTTTGATCTACTTCTATCTCAAAATTCACGCTATTATCTCTCTGTTCCACAAAAATCATATTTGAGGAAGATATGCTATATAATGCATTGCCACAGGTAATACCCAATTCGGGCATATCTTTGTTTACAACAAGTCCTCCATTTTCTTGAAAGGTAAACACTTCCTCTGCATTTGCATTCTTCCATGTACCAATAATATTTTTTTTATTCTGAATGTGCTTTATTTTTCCAACACATACAACGATAAGTATAGCTACACTTACAATTAAAGCAATGCCTACAACACTCTTTGCCAATTTCTTTTTATTCAATTTCTATTATCTCCATTTTTAGTTTCTTTAAGATTGAATGATTCCATATTGCTTAATTCAGTATCTCCATGAATTTCTAACATTGATACGCTTCTCACAGGAAATAGAATAGGAGAGATTCATTCATAAATAATTAAATCATTCATACTTACCTGAATTTGTAATGTTTTTCCATATTTTCTCATAATTATCTACTATAGTTTTTTCTGAGGTCAAAAATGCAAACATAGATATACTTGAATAGAGAGTTTCCGCCGAATCAAAAACCACACAACTTTCATCATGAGTTAGATTTCTCTTTGAATATATTTCCGATACAGGCATAAATGAATTTTCTTCCTCTTTGGTGTATTTATACCCATCAATACATCCTAGATTTTTTAAAAATATTAAATAAGTATCTTCGGTCTTCAGATATTGCCATCCGTTAGTGTAAAATTCTTCACCTCTAACAAATGATACAGGTTCTATAATGTAAATACAGTCACCTACTGAAAGATTAGCAGAATTATCCTTATAGATTTCCTCTATTTTTACCATTGTTTTTGTTGATCGTAAACTCATTTCACGAGAATTTGTTACAGTTATACGAGCTATTAAAGAAGAATCTTTTTCCATATCATCCAATGAGTAATTACTTTCATTGTTAAAGTAAGAAGTTTTCTGCCCTCCTGTATAGAAAATTTCCATAGCTGTATTTTCTGATAAAGCAATATCAGGATCATGAACCCCTGTAGTTGTTTTTATCCCAGTCTTTCCATAGAATAAGGCTGTCACCATACAAATGATTACAACACAGATAGTTAATACAAATTTCTTCATTACATCAACTCCTTAATTTTACCAAATTCCATGCATATCTTCTCATCCGCTAATATTTCAATATCTTCTTTATTATGGCTTGTCAGTATAGTAATGGTATCATTCTTTTTTTCTTCCAATATACGTTCACGAAATAAATCAATGCTATGCTGATCCAATGCGTTAGTTGGCTCATCCAAAAGCAAAATTTTTGGATGTTCCATCAGTGCTTGACAAAGAGCTAGTTTTTGACGCATTCCTAATGAATATTTATTTACTTTTTTCTTTGATTTGGGATCAAGACCAAAGTATATCATTATTTCATATATTTCTTCATCTGATACAATTCCTTTTATATTGGAAAGCATTTTCAAATTTTCAAATCCTGAATACATACTCCAAAAAGAAATATTTTCAATAACAGCTCCTAAATCTGGTAAAACATCCATATCTTTATGTAATGCCTTGTGATTATATTTTATGTATCCTTTGTCTGTATTTATAAAACCTGCAATGGCTCTGAGTAGCATTGTTTTACCTGAACCATTTTTACCATATATTCCATATATTTTACCAGATTCAAATGTATAACTGATATCATCAAGCACTTTTTCACCTTTAATTGACTTTGAAATAGATTTTACATATAAATTCATGGATATCATTCACCTCACAATATTTGTTTTTTTTCGCAAAAAAATTTACCTATCCACACCAAAACAGCGGATGATATAACTGAAATGAGACAGCTTGACTTAAAATTCAATAAATCTATATTGCTTGTAGTCCATTCGTAATTTTCTTCGACATAATATATAATAAGCTTGTTATGCCAATTAAATAAAGGAATATGTAGCAAGGAATAATGCCAAATTTTCCATATAACATTTCCCATTGAAAAATAAAATCCACACACCATTACTGGAATAAAAAATACAATAAATGCAACGATGTATCCTATAATTGAATCTTTCCAAAATGAAAACAAATAACTAATCATTTGCAAATGAAAAATCTCTATCAATAGCATAAAAATAACTTTGAAATCTTCTAAGCCATTAGAGGTATGCTCTACAAAAAGAAAAAACAAATAATCGGAAACAACTACAATACAGTCACGTAATATCATTTTTATTAATATATCCTTATAAATTATGTGTTTTTTCCCATAACGAGGAAGTAGAATTACCATGTTATCATTTGCATCATTAAATAAGTCCATTGTAAGATAACAAATCTCAAGGATAAACAAAATCGCAAAAAATGATAAAGATATAAGGTCAAACGAATGATCTATTAGTATTCCCCCAAAATATATTTGTGAACGTACTCCTTCTGTTATTGTAACCAGACTATTATGAAACCCCAAGTACACATTAGCATAAAAATATCTAATTACAAATGTTATAAGTGATACTAGTAAGCATTTTCCAACATTAACATTCAAAATTTTTTTCTTATATAACTTCAT